GAAGAAATGGAGAACGAAGAAAGAGTATTGGCTGCAAAGTCAGCACCGAAACACGCAAAGGCAACACCTGAGCAAAAATTAGCATCATCTATGAGTATCGTTCGTGGTATTCAGAACTTGATGAACAATAAGCCACTAGAAGGAGCAGAAGCAGAGGCTCACCAAGAAGCTATGAATGAATCAAGATCTATGGGTCTTAATTTCTCAGGTAACTTCCAAATTCCTTCAGTAGTAGCAAGAGCTAACTCAGCTACAGGTGCTACATCAGGTGGTGGATTATCACCACTCATCAAGGATGATATCACTAATATGGTGCCATTCTTAACGCCAAAGTTATTCTTAGAAGAGCTAGGAGCGACTATGATGACAGGTCTACAGTCAAACTTTAAAATTCCTGTAGGAGATACACAATCTTCTGCATCTTGGAATTCTGAAACAGGAGCAGCAGACGAAACTACACCAATAGTAAGTGAACTTAACGCAAGTCCTAACAGATTAGCAGCATATACTAAGTTCTCACGTCAAGCACTTATTCAGCCTGTTATAGCTATAGAAAATATGGTAAGAGAGCAGTTACTCGGAGCAGAGGCTAGAGCAGTACAGTATGCAGCTATCAACGGATCAGGTACAGGTAACACTCCTGAAGGAATCCTTAACAATGCAGGTGTAAACACTGTAACGTCAGGAGGAACTCTATCAAGAGCACACCTTATCGAATTGAGAAAGCAAATACAATCTGCTAACGCGGATAAGGGAACTATGAAGTATCTTACTAACCCTGATGTAGAGGCTTACTTGAATAACCTTCTTGTAGATGCAGGATCAGGTAATTTTGTTTGGGATGCAGCACAGACTGACAGACTAATGGGATATGATGCAAGAACATCAACACTAATGCCAAATGATTTAGGAGCAGGTACTGATAAATCAAGTATGATCTTCGGTGATTGGTCTAAATTGTTCATAATGCAATGGGGTGGGAGAAGTATCTCAGTAGATCCTTACAGTTCATTGAAGAATGCACAAGTTGAGATCGTCTTAGACTCGTACTATGATATCAAGGTAGTACAACCAAAAGCATTCAGTATCGTTACAGATATTACTGCATAAGATTATTTGTGGTTTTTTAGTTTAATTTTCCTCCTCGCTATCTAAGTCGGTAGTGAGGAGGTTTTTAAAAAATATAATATGAAATATAAAGTAAACACAGGTTTGGCTAGAGATCCGTTCAGATTGACTCACCTAAAAGGTAGCATCTTAGATAACGATCAAGTTAAACTATCAAAAGAAAAAATAGATCTAGCTATATCATATGGTTATATAGAGGAGATCATAGAGGAGAAAGTAAAAGTAGTGAAACCTAAGAAAAAAAGAACAGTTAAAAATAAAAAATAATTAGCAATGTCAGTATATAGTATAGATGTAAGTAACCCAACGGAGCCAATAACAAGCGAGTTTATAAAGACTCATCAACGGATCGATTCTGTGGAGGAAGACGAGAATATAGATCTCTTCATCAGATGGGCTAGAAAGAGCGTAGAGAAAGATGCATCTATTACTTTAGTTGAGAAAGACGTGAGAATGCACTTTAGAGAGCCACAGGAGCAATATTATCTAAAGTACGACACTCAGGAGACAGAAGTGTGTAAGTTCTCTTATATCGACATAGATGGCAATACTGTAGAACTGACAAATGCTGAACTACACATTAACGAATTACCTAATTTTGTAATAGCTACAGATGTACCTGTTACTGCGAGGGATATTAAGATAGAATACAAAGCAACACCAAGTGAGGACCATCCTATAATCTTAGCAGTAGTAGAGAGAATAATAATGATGTTATCTTATAATGTTAAGGTTAAGAAAGCCGCGGCAGAATCATATAAGTATTTTATAGACACAATGGGTACTAAATTTTTCAACTAATGATCAGACAAACAGAAGAGAGAGAGATGGACAAGCGCATATCTGTTATACAGGTAGTAGAGAACGTCGTAGAAGGTCAGGTAATGAAGTCTGAGAGCGTTTCGACTAAAAGGTGGGCGTCACTATACAAGCAACTAAATAAAGAGCAGAAAGAGAACGGAAAGGTAACAGGTAATGATAGAGCATTCTTCACACTAAGAAAGGATAAAACACTTTTAAACATAACAGGCAGAGTGGATTTTGAAGGATCTCTATATGAAATAATATCTACTAGAGAACTAGATAGATTCACTATGCAGATAATCTGTCAAGTAAAATTTTAACACAATGGATAGAATAGTAAAAAAAATTACACTAAAATTAATTGATGAAGGTATTAATGCTACAAAATACATTATACCACAATCAACAGACATATCTGCAAGTAATTATTCAGCAGTAATAGTCAATGTGATGGATGAGAATGGATTCGGAACTAAAGACACTAGCGGTGCGAATAATCAGATCCACACAGTAAGAGTAGATATATTCTGTAGATTAGCATCAGAGAAAGATGGACTATTTGCAGATGTTACTTCAGCTATTAACGCTATACCTGATCTAAAAACTAGATACGAGGGGAAAGTAAACTTTTACGACGAAGTAGATGACATTTATCAACAAACACTAGAATATATAGTCAAAGAATGAAACTAAAAGCGCAGATAGATATAATAAATAATAGACTAGCTAAGCTACCAAAAGAGCTAAAAAAGAGCAAGAAGAAAGGAGACATAAAGGCAGCTAGAGCAGTAAGAGCAATAGTAAGAAAAGGAACGCCTGTAACGAAAGGGACAATAGGACAAGGTAAAGACGTAGGAAGAAGAAAGGTAGATAAGAGAGGCAAGAAGAGGTATGATGGAAAACCAACCAAAGCAGGAAACCTGAGAGGAGCAATAGGAATAATAAAAGGATTGAAAAGAGCAGCGTTAACATACATAGGAGTAAGGGTAGGTAAGAAATATGCAAAAGATGGTTACTACGCAAGGTGGTTGGAATATGGATCTATACGAAGTCCTGCTAGACCTTTTTGGAAGAAAGCAGTTACTCCTGCAATACCTATAGCAAAAAACATATTAATACAGGAGGCAAAAGTCGGATTTAATAATTTTGAAATAAAAAACACAAAAAAATGAAACACGTAGAAGTAAAATTAACACGAGATTGGGGAACTTATTATTCCAAAGGAGCGTTAGTATCTGTATCGCAAGATGTAGGGAAAATGATGATTAGCGGTCCTAATCCGTACGGTTACCTAGTAAAAGGAATGACATCTGAGGAGTACATAGACAATGTACATTTCGCAGATGAGGAAGAGTAACAATTATATATAATTTATTTAACAACAATTTAAAATTTTAAAACAATGTCAGTAACAAATGGAAGGGATCTTCGAATAGAAATCGGAGCATTAGCAACAGATCAAGATGATGCAGATGGGTATGCATTGCCTGAATTGGATAACAATAGTGTAGCTATTAAGTCTACTATACTTTTAGCTACATCTTGTAGTCTATCTGTATCAGGTGATATGCTTGAATCAGCAACTAAAGATGATGCAGGAAAATGGAAGAGCAAAGTGTTATCAGGATTAACTGCGACACTAACACACTCAGGATTATTAAGTATAAACAACACGGCTATTCAGAGCCATTGGGACAAATTAGTAGCAGGTACTGAATTCTATTGGAGTTTTACTACAGGAGCAGCAAATAGTACTATCTTCTCAGGTAAAGGTATCTTCACAGGTATGTCTATAGATGCAGGTGATCTACAAAACAGTACCCTAGAACTTCCTATCGAGGTTACAGGACCTGTACAATGTGTAATAGTATCATAAACCAACTTAAGCGCACACTACTATAATGGTGGTGTGCGTATTTTTAAACTAAATAAACCAAAAAAAATGAATACAATAATTATTAACGGAGTATTAAGACCGTTTAAAAAAACAAATAGAGCACTTAGAAGGCTAGAGGCTAAAGGTGTAGACATCACAGGAGGAACTAACCAAATAGAATTGATGATCAACCTAGCTTATGAAATGGTAAAAGAAGGTCACTTAATATCTAAAGATCCAAACAAAGGTAAGTGGAGTATGACACTCGATCAATTCGAGGCGTATGATGCAGAAGAGGACTTCATACAAGAAATAACAGAGAGAGGATTGGATGACGAAAAAAAGC